TCTGGAAATTCGACGCTGCCGACTACGTGACCCTGCAGGCATTTCAGGAGGATGGCACCACTCTGCCCACGGTTATTTCGCCCAGTTACGCAACAGAGTTTGGCGCCCAAAGGATAGGATAATGGGACAAATAACAATCACAAACACAGACTACGACATCCCCGGAATTGTGCTGGCCGCCGGTGGCGATGGCGATGTTTTTAAGCGCCGAGTTAGCAACCACATACTCACCGTTGACGATGTGAGTGACGCCGCGCTGCAGGCCGCGCTGGACAGCTATGACCATGCGCAGTTTGTTGATGACCGTGCGTGGGCCAATGTGCGGGGTAAACGGGACGACCTGCTGCGCGATAGCGACTGGACAGCAGTCACGGACACCGCTCTTGGCGAGGCAGACCAGACCGATTGGGAGGACTACCGGCAAGACCTGCGAGACATCCCGCAGACATACTCCGCGGACGTGGAGAGCGTGGTGTGGCCTGACGCACCCGCATGACCGTCATCCACGGCGTGGCCGGTTTCGTGCTGCTGTTCGGCCTGTTCGTCATCCTGCCCGGGCGCTTGCGGCGGTGAACGTCAGCGGAGGAGTAGTGGCGTACAAGAAGAAGGATAAGAAGAAGAAGTGAGCAGGTCTGCCGAGAACGCCGCGTCCTTTATGGATGCGGTGATTGCCCTTGTGGGTCTAGCCTTGGTAGGTGTGGCGGCATGGAACTTTTATCGGATACAGTCATTGCCTGCGGAAATTGAACTCAACAAGGCACACCTCTGTTGGACGATGGAAACAATGTTCGGGGCACCAGATGGGGGGCAAACCCGGGAAGAAGCGTGCGACGTTTTGCGAGAGCAGATACAGGAATACTGGAATAGGTAGAGGAAAAAGCATCATGGCAATAGAGTACGTTCCAGGCGACGAACACGGGGAGGCTTTGAAATGTGGCAGGATTGGGGCTCATATTAGACAGCTGAATGATGACTATACCGAACTCACCAGGAGCTATGTGGCAATCAAAGTTGAGATGGCTTCAATGAGAACGGAAATCAAGTGGCTGAAAATGCTCATGGTTCCAATCGCAATAGCAAGTCTGATTAGTGCGTGGTCGGTGATTACTGGATAAACCATTCATATGGTCACTGACCAGGCAATTGAATTTATCAAGAGGTGGGAGTGCAACAGTTCTCCCGTACTGACCTCCTATTGGGACCATCAACAACACAGTATAGGGTACGGTACCAGGGCTGAAGGCCCCAACATTACAATTACAGCAGAGGAAGCGGAGAGGCGTCTCAAAGAGGTACTTCGTGGCTTTGATGCAGGACTAAGGAACAGGCTCAAAGTCTCGCTAACCGATGCACAACATACCGGGCTGTTATCTGCGGCCTTTAACCTGGGTGTCGGTGCCCTGGACTACGAAATCATTGGTCTGGTCAACGAGGGGAGGTTCCAGGAGGCAGCAGATGCCCTCCGTGGCTATGACCATGCAAGTGGGGTGCAACTCCCCGCCCTCACGGCTAGACGTGAGGCGGAAGCAAAGCTACTGGAGGCAAAGATGAGAGGACAACCACGCGTAGACTATGAAAGAACATACTGGCTTATGCCACCGGATGCCACAGTTGCAGAGCTATTCGAGGTGGCGGGTCAAAGCTTCCCGAGTCGTGGAACCATCGGGTTCTCCGCAGACGACGCAGGAATAGGAGACCTAGCGGTACGCAAAGTTGTGTTAATGTATCCCGCTCGCCAACCCCCAGGGATATGTTCTTGGTTCGCAGACCACTACCCAGGCGTAGAAGTAATTTATGAGGATGCTATGAAACCTATTTCCACTGTTACTGGAGTAAGTAAGGCAAAAATCGGGCTCCACGGGAGTGCCGATGGCTCATGGGGTAATCCTATTTTAGGGCCCACCCTAGACATGGTGAAAACAGGGAGGATAGAATCCTACAAGGCCCTAAGCACAGAGCATCCTGACACGGTAGATGAGTTGCGTAAGGTGCGGGAAGATATGTTCATTGTCGTGCGCATGTTTGCGAAGGTGAACAATGATAGGCCGCTGGTCAACGATTTTCTAGCGGATACTCTTGCTGACTGTAAGGCCTGGGCCAATAAGGGGGTCACTCACTTTGAGGTACACAACGAGCCTAATCTTACAGCAGAGGGCCAGGGTGTTTGGAAGGATGGGGAAGAGTTTGCAGACTGGTTCAAGATGGTGGCCAGTGCCTTGCGAGCATGGATACCTGATGTAAAGGTGGGCTGGCCTGGGCTTTCCCCTGGTGGTGACATACCCAACGTTAGGGTAGCCGCACTCCCCTTCTTTGAACAGGCTCGGTCTGCTGTTGAAAGTGCTGACTGGATAGGGGCACACTGCTACTTCCGTAACTATAGCGAGCGTGTTAGTCCAGCTGGTGGCCAATACTATCGCAACTATATTAGGGGCGACAAACCTATACTGATTACTGAATTTTCCAACCCGTCACCTGACGTGGTAAAAGAGGCTAAAGCGTTGTCGTATCTGAACTACTGGACCGAGCTTGACCCTATTGTACATAGTGCCTATTCGTTCATATCGACTGCATCATCGGGCTTTCCGCATGAGGTCTGGTCCGACTCCCCGATTGCAGAAATTGTTGGAGGGAGATGACACATGAAGATAATAGAGAAAGCGTTTCACTTTGGTAGCCGGAAAGATTTGTTTACCCTTGTACCATTAGGGGATATTCACATTGGTGCACGGGCCTGTGACGAGGAGAGGCTTGAAAGAGTGGTGGCGAGGATAGCCGCTGACCCGGATTGTATGTGGGTTGGCATGGGGGACTACTGTGAGTTCATCAACAGGAACGACCCTCGCTTTGAGCCCAGGGCTCTGGCCGATTGGATAAAGATGAGTGACCTGACAGACCTAGCCAGGGCACAGAAGAACCGCTTCCTTGAGATTGTGGAGCCCATTGCACCCAAGTGTGTTGCCCTCCTAGAGGGTAACCACGAGGCCTCTATCACCCGCTTTACAGAGCGTAGTATCTACAGGGAGATTGTGACAGAGGTCAAGAGAATGGCTGGCCTGCCAGAGGATGAGAAGCTGGGTCTGGGATACTATGGGTGGATAAGGCTACGCTTTGTTCGCATGACGAAGGCCGTTCACTACATTCATATCAATGCACACCACGGTTTCACTGGCGGTAGGCTGGCCGGGGCCAAGGCTCTCAACATGCAGCGATGGCTATGGACACACGATGCAGACCTTGCACTCATGGGACACAGTCATAACACCGGGATGCAGGTAGAGGCAATAGAGAGCCTTAATCGGCAGACCGGGGAAGTGTCTTACGTTAATAGGGTGGGTGCATACACAGGCACCTTCCTGAAGAGCGGTGTCGAGGGGGCCCTCACATACTCCGAGGTCAAGGGCTATTTACCCATGCCAGTCAGTGGTATAGAGGTAGTGCTAAAGCCTGGTACCCACCTTCCTATGGATAAGATAAAGATTATTACCTCCCCTCTGTAAACTTCGTCATTATTCTTGACTCGTCCGGAGAAGTATGGTAAAATAATGACATGGATGAAGCACAACAAACTCCAAAGTCGGAAGAGAAAGTGACAGCCTCGTGGGTGGTCAATCAAGGACTACGAGAAATGGTCGCCCAACACGCAAAGATGGAGGACAGGTCGGAGTCCTCACTGATTAGACAAATCCTGCGAGAACACTTCTCTAAATTTAGGTACTCGACATCACCACCTGCATTCCCATATATGCGGACAGATGTCGGCGCCTAAGCCACAACTAAATTACCAGGAGGTAAAAAAATGGCTAAAAAGAAGTCAGATTTAGGTTTTGTTGCCAAGGCCCTTGAAGGGACTACGGCAGTGATGGACCCGATGTCAGAAACATGGGAGGCTAACCTTCCAGTTCCTGCCCTCTATCTCTGGGCACATAATGGGAAGCCAGAGTTTGATGATGGAGTTTCTCGTTTCGGGGGCTTTGCCGCTTCTGCTGAGACAGTGATTGGATTGGTAGATAGCCAAGACCTGACAATACCGGAGACGTGGGACGAGGTAGAACTTCACGGACGTGAGGGTGTATATGGGGCATACCTCACTCGCTCTGTGATAGTAGCACCGATAGGGTTCAGGCTACGTTGGCTGAACGGAACTACTGGTGAGTCCAAGCCAGCCTTTGACAGGGACGGTGGTTACACACGCCGTCATGTACAGGTTCTTTGCGGGCTTGGTAACATCAACGGCGGTACAGCAGCGGCTGGCGGATACTGTGTCCTGACAGCAAAGGGATACCAGGCTGGCAATCTCATGGATGCGTTGCGCAATTTCTATTCGGCAATTGCTCCAGCCCGAAAGGCGGCAGGGGCTGATAACGGTATCGCACAATGCGCATTCTGGCATAGTGTTGGTACGTTCGGAGACGACCCTGACTACCAGCAGGTGGGCTCATCTGCTAAGAGTGTGATTACTCCGGTAGTGGCGCACCCCAAGTACCTTGGTGAAGAGATTACTCAGGAACGACTGAAGACTATCTTTGTTGGACGTGAGAACTATGAGCAATATGGTGCGGTGGCGCAGGATGCAGAGGATTGGCTGAATGCATGGCATACCCCGAGTGAGAATGGTATAGGTGCCGGGGTACCCTCTGATGACCCACCTATCTTTGCTGATGCCGCAGATGCAGTGAGTCAACTATTCTAAATTGTGACTTTTGAGTGGATGACAGAACCCACTGAACAACGAATCGAGGGTGACGGGGGGCGAAAGTATTTCACTATGCTCCCCAACATCCTTGATGATTGTGACCTTTCCCCCCATGCATTCCGCTTGCTGGTGCACTACTACAGGGTATGCGGTGCGGGGAATTCGTGTTATGAGGGTGTCCGAGTGACTGCGAAGAGGACACAGATGAGTGTTGGTACTGTCAGCAAGAGTCGCAAGGCCTTAGAGAAAGCAGGGTGGGTGAGTCTTCGGAAAGAGCAATATGAAGACCGCCCTGCGCCCACTCTTGTGGTCTCAGTGAAAGACCGCTGGACAGAGAACATGGCTTTCTACGAGACTGAGCCCTTAAAGGTCAAGAAAAAGGTACAAGCAGGGGACATACTAGAGAAACAGAAGAAGGAAGTATCGCAAACCGAGGCGGCTACGAGGAAACGTACTACCGGAATCAAGGCTGCTTACGTCAAACTATTGGGGTATCAGCCCCAATGGAATCAAGGAGAGGGGAAAGCGGCTCGTCAGTTAGCAGAGAACTACACAGTATCCCAGTTCAAGAACGCATATACTTACTACAAAGGTCAGGGATTCTGGCAGGACAAGAAGCTTTCCCTTCGGTATCTGATAAACCAGATGCCCGAATGGGAGAAAGCAAATGGACGAACTATGGGAACAGGCCAAGGCACCTCCGGAGACATCGGAGAGTTCCTCGAACGGATACAAAATTAATTACGGTGCGTTCGATGGCTTTGATTTATCGTGGCATAAACAATGTAAGCGTGCCCAACAGAAGGTATACAAGTGGCTAGAGACAGCGGCCGCTGGCAAGGCGGCTGGTATTGTGCTCTGGAGCAAGAACTACGGATGCGGTAAGACGCATCTTGCACGAGCGGCCTACGTCGCTCTCGGAGCCGTGCCTACCCCACCCTGGGGGATGCGAAAGCACGGTGTATTCATCAACTCAGACCAATTCTTTCAATCTATCCGGGACAGCTATGATGCGGGGTCACCTACCAACCTGTTCAAGGAGTGGGTGAATGCACCCTACTTCATCATGGACGACTTCGGAAAGGAATACGCTGCCAATTTGGATTGGGCGAGGGAGCAGTTCTACAAGTTGTTGAACAAAATCTATGAGGAGAAATGCTTACTGTTGACCAGCAACCTGACACCAGGGGAACTAGCCGAGCGCATAGGTGGTGCGTCTATGTCTAGGTTGATTGGCATGTGTGGGCGAGAGGGGTTCGTTGATATGTCTACGATACCAGATTACAGGGTGAAACATGAGTAACGGTGACCTGATACACGTTAAGAACAAGGTGGTTGGTCTCATCAATGGTGATACCTTTCACAAGAGGGTGAAGGCATCCAAGCATTTCCTTAAACGGCCACCTGCTATTTGCTTTGATGTCAGTACGATTGAGGATGCAGAGGCCAAGGGTGCAGAGCATGTGTGCGTGACAGATACGGAGACATGGAAGACATACCATGCCCGGATTGATACAGTGAAGGACAAGGGCTTCACCATGAACCGTGGATTCGGTGAACAGATTGCCCTGCCTCTGAACCGGTGGAGCCCGACCAGAGTAAATCTAATACAAAGGAGCTTGTTATGACAATAAAGCCGAGTAAAGTTGGGACAATACCTGCGCCTTTTACGATGTTTGGTCGTGAGGACAGAGGCAATACCCATGAAATGAATTGGCAGGTGATGTGCCCTGTGTGCAGGTTCGAGTACGTTCACATGAGCCAAATCATAGAGCGCGTGCGTGGGAAAGACAATTACGAGGCATGGGAGGGTAGAGGAGACCTTATCCGCATACCCTTTAACTGCGAAGAAGGTCACAGCTGGGACTTATGTTTTGGCGAACACAAAGGAATGACGTTTGCGTTTCTTGGTGGCTTTGCCCCTACCAAAAACCACCGGGATGATGTTGATGAAGAGTGTCCGAAGTGTGGGGCTGACCTAAAGGTGAAGAGCGGGAAGTATGGCTATTTCGTAGGGTGTTCGGGATATCCTGAGTGTAAACATACCGAACCATATGAATGAGCTAACACCAACCCAGCTGATACCAGAGACCTACCTTGATTTGCTACGGCAGGTCAGGGGACTAGGAGACGTGGAGTTCTGGTCTATCGGGGACATAGCCGTGTCCCTTGAGGATGAGGCAGGAGATAACCCGCCCAAGAGACGGGCGATACGACAGGCCATAGCAGATGTGAGCG